CTTTAGAGAATCAAATAGATTATTCTTTATTTTCTGGGAAGCTTGTAAGGCAGATCCACGATCCTATGGGATGTGTTACCTTAAGAACAGGCGTTCCGGGTTTTCTTTCATGGCCTCAGGAGAGGTGGTTAACTTGGCAACCATATCAAGTGACAGTAGGTATGGTATAATATCCAAGTCCGGTCCTGATGCAAAGACGATGTTCACAGATAAGGTGGTACCCATATCAGTTAATTACCCCTTCTTTTTCAAACCGATCCAGGACGGTATGGACCGTCCAAAGACCGAGCTTGCCTACCGTGTCCCCGCAAGTAAGCTCACAAGGCGGAAACTCATTGCCAACGAAACCGCCCCGGATTTACAAGGACTTGACACAACGATCGATTGGAAGAACACCGGTGATAACTCCTACGACGGTGAGAAACTCAAACTCCTCGTTCATGATGAATCGGGTAAGTGGGAAAGGCCGAACAACATCCTCAACAACTGGAGGGTTACGAAAACCACGTTAAGATTAGGTAGTAGAATAGTTGGTAAATGCATGATGGGGTCAACGAGCAATGCTCTTGACAAAGGAGGAGATAACTTTAAAAAATTATATTACGATTCAGATGTCACACAAAGAAACGCCAACGGACAGACTCGTTCGGGATTATATAGTTTGTTCATACCTATGGAATGGAATTACGAAGGATACATCGATTCTTATGGAATACCTGTATTCGAAACACCGAAAGAAATTACAAAAGGACCTCAGGAAGATGTTATAAATATAGGTGTAATTGATTATTGGCAAAATGAAGTTGATGGTTTAAAAGATGATCAAGACGGTTTAAATGAATTTTATAGACAGTTTCCGCGTACTGAAAAACACGCATTTAGAGATGAGGCAAAACAATCTTTATTTAATCTTACTAAGATATATCAACAAATAGATTTTAATGAAGATGTTAAAAATAAATCTTTAATAACACGAGGTAGTTTTCAATGGGAAGGAGATGTTAAAGACACATTTGTTAGATTTGTTCCAAATAATAATGGAAGATTTTTAGTGTCATGGGTTCCACCTACAATGCTACAAAACCGTGTGATTATAAAAAATGGAGTTAAATATCCAGGCAACGAACATATAGGTGCTTTTGGTTGCGACTCTTACGATATATCTGGAACAGTAGATAATAGAGGTTCTAAAGGAGCTTTTCATGGATTAACAAAGTTTAGCATGGAAAATGCTCCAGCTAATATGTTTTTCTTAGAATATATAGCTAGACCTCAAACTGCTGAGATATTTTTTGAAGATGTATTAATGGCTTTACATTTTTATGGTATGCCAATACTTGCAGAAAATAATAAACCTAGGTTATTGTATTACTTAAAAAGAAGAGGATATAGAAAGTTCTCTATAAATAGACCTGATAAAGTTTATAATAAATTATCAGTTGCAGAAAAAGAAATAGGTGGTATACCTAATTCAAGTGAAGATATTAAACAAGCTCACGCCGCTGCAATTGAAACATATATAGAAAATCACATTGGCTTATTAGAAAATGGTTATGGTCAAATGTATTTTCAAAGAACACTTGAGGATTGGTCACAATTTAATATTAATAATAGAACTAAGCATGATGCCAGTATTAGCTCTGGACTAGCTATAATGGCGTGTAATAAAAATAAATACACACCAGTTCACAAAACGCAAAAGCAACCTGTCGTATTATCTTTTAATAAATATAATAACGATGGATATATTTCAAAAATAATAAAATAGATGATTTATACTAACACTAATAGTTCTTTCCCAAGTCAGGTAGTATCTGACGCAGAGAAACAAAGCTATGAATATGGTTATGCCGTTGGAAGAGCTATTGAAAATGAATGGTTCCGAGGAGATAGAGGACTAGGCGTTGGAGGTAGGTTCGGAAACAATTGGCAATACTTTCATCAATTAAGACTGTATGCTAGAGGCGAGCAATCAGTACAAAAATATAAAGATGAATTATCAATTAATGGTGATTTATCATATCTTAATTTAGACTGGAAACCAGTGGCTGTATTATCTAAGTTTGTAGATATTGTAGTTAATGGAATGACAGACAAAGGTTATCAAATAAAATCTTTTGCTTCAGACCCTTATGCTGTAAGTCAAAGAACTGAACATGCTAGCGCTATAGCTGAAGATGCTTTTGCAGGTGATTTAATAGCACAAGCTAAAGAAAGATTAGGTATAGATTTAAAAAGAACTGAAATACCAACAGAACAATTACCACAAACAAAAGAAGAATTAGAGTTGCACATGCAGCTAAACTATAAGCAGGCTATTGAAATAGCTGAAGAAGAGTTGATACAAAATGTTTTAGATTATAACAAATATGATGAAATAAAAAAACGTATTGCTCAAGACTTAGTTATATTAGGTATTGGTGCTGTTAAAACAGATTTTAATTTAGCAAATGGTATTACAGTTGATTATGTTGATCCTACTAATTTAGTTTATTCTTATACAGAAGATCCTAATTTTGAAGATTTATATTATGTAGGTGAGGTTAAATCTATGAGTTTACAAGAAGTTAAAAAACAATTTCCAAATTTAACTGATAGTGAACTAAAAGAAATACAAAAATATCCAGGTGATTCTAATTATACTAGAGGTTATTATGGTATAGATGATGACTATAATAATATACAGGTTTTATATTTTGAATATAAAACTTATACAAATCAAGTATTTAAAATAAAACAAACAGATCAAGGATTAGAAAAAGCTATAGAAAAAGATGATAGCTTTAATCCACCTGACAACGAAAACTTTAATAAAGTACATAGAGCTATTGAAGTATTATATAGCGGCGCTAAAGTACTAGGTTATAATAAGCTTTTAAAATGGGAGCTTTGTGAGAATATGACTAGACCTTTTAGTGATCAAACAAAAGTTCAAATGAACTATAATATTTCAGCGCCAAGAATGTACAAAGGTCGCATTGAAAGTGTTGTAAGTAAATGTATTGGCTTTGCTGATATGATACAACTTACTCATTTAAAGATACAACAGGTGTTAGCCCGTATGGTTCCAGACGGTGTATTCGTAGATGTTGATGGGCTTGCTGAAGTTGATTTAGGTAATGGTACAAACTATAATCCTCAAGAAGCTTTAAACATGTACTTCCAAACAGGTAGTATTGTAGGTAGAAGCTTAACGCAAGATGGTGATCCTAATAGAGGTAAAGTACCAATACAAGAATTGCAAACATCTTCTGGTATAAGTAAAATACAAGCACTTATACAAACGTATCAATATTATTTACAAATGATACGTGATGTGACCGGGTTAAATGAAGCTAGAGATGGTAGTCAACCAAACAAAGACGCTTTAGTTGGTTTACAAAAATTAGCAGCGGCAGCTTCTAATACTGCTACTAAACATATCTTGCAATCATTAATGTATTTAACTGTTAGAACTTCAGAGAATATTAGTTTAAGAGCAGCTGATAGTTTAAACTTCCCATTAACTAAAAATGCTTTAATGAACTCTATAAGTTTGTTTAATGTTAATACATTGGAACAAATAGAAAAATTAAACATGCATGAGTTTGGAATATTCTTAGAGCTTGAGCCAGAAGAAGAAGAAAAACAAATGCTTGAACGTAATATACAAATAGCTTTACAATCAGGTGGTATTGATTTAGAAGATGTTATAGATATTAGAGAAATATCTAATATTAAATTAGCTAATCAAATGCTTAAAATAAAACGTAAGCAAAAACAAGAAGCTGATAAACAAGCTCAGTTACAAAACATACAAGCACAAGCAGCAGCTAATGCAGATGCTTCTGAAAAAGCAGCGCTAGCAGAAGTTCAAAAGCAACAAGCATTAACAGAAAGTAAATTACAAATTGAACAAGGTAAATCTCAATTTGAAATACAACGTATGCAAACAGAGGCTGAAATTAAAAAACAGTTGATGGCTGAAGAGTTTAATTATAATATACAACTTGCAGAAGCTAGAGCAAAAGTTGAAAGACAAAAAGAAAAAGAAATAGAAGATCGTAAAGATGAGCGAGCTAGAATAATTGGCACGCAACAATCTCAAATGATTTCACAACGCCAAAATGATGAGCTGCCAAAGAATTTTGAGTCAGCTGGTTTTGATTCGTTAGGAGGATTTGGACTAGAACAGTTTGAACCTCGTTAAAAAAGTTTTTATTAATTTTATATTATTTTATTATGGCTGAAGAAACAGTAAAACAAGAAGGTGAATTTACTTTGAAAAATAAAAAAGTAAAACCAAAACAATTAGGTAAATCTTCTGATCAACCTACTAAAGTTAATTTAAAAGAACCTTTAGTTGAATTACCAGAAGATGATATTAAAAAAGTAGTAATTAAAAAAGAAGACGATGCCGTTCAAGCACAAGAGACAAATGATAGCGATGTTGTTGTCGAAGAACCCAAAGACAGTGGCGACAGCGAAGGAGTGGTTGAAGAAATACGGGCCACCGAAGAAGTAGAATCTCCTTTAACAGTAGTTGAAGAAAATGAAGAGCCTAAGCAAGAAGTAAAAGAAACTAAACAAGAAGTTAAAGAAGTTGTAAAGCAAAAGCCTTTACCAGAGAACATTGAAAAATTAGTTTCATTTATGGAAGAAACAGGTGGTAGCGTTGAAGATTACGTAAGATTAAATGCTGATTATTCAAATGTAGATAACAATACTTTAATCAGAGAATATTATAAACAAACAAAACCTCATTTAGATTATGACGATGTAAATCTTTTATTAGAAGATTTTTCTTATGATGAAGAACTAGATGAGCCAAAAGAAGTACGCAAAAAGAAAATTGCGTTTAAAGAAGAGGTTGCAAAAGCCAAAACCTTTTTAGATGGGCTTAAGAGTAAATATTACGACGAGATCAAGTTGAGACCGGGCGTTACTCAAGACCAGCAAAAAGCTATGGACTTTTTTAATCGATATAACAAGGATCAAGAAGTTGCTCAACAAAGACACAAAAAATTTTTAACTAAAACAAATGAATTTTTAAACGATGATTTCAAAGGTTTTGATTTCAATGTCGGAGATAAAAAATTCAGATATGGTGTTAAGAATCCTAAACAAGTAGCTGAAAGTCAATCAGATATTTCTAATTTTATTAAGACGTTCTTAAATAAAGAAGGAGAAGTGTCAGACTATTCTGGTTACCATAAAGCTTTGTATGCAGCTAAAAATGCAGACACTATTGCTCAACATTTTTATGAGCAAGGTAAAGCAGATGCTACTAAAGATATAATAGCTAAATCTAAAAATATATCTAATGAGCCTAGAAAAACAGCTTCAGGCGATGTATTTATTGGTGGTTTAAAAGTTAAATCTATAAGTGGTATTGATTCTTCTAAGTTAAAAATAAAAACAAGGAAATTTAAATAATTAAAAATTAAAAAAAATGAGTTTAACTCCACAATTTGGAAAAATAACTCCATCACAAAAGCAACAAATTCTCTCTGATAATTTCTTGTCTTTTAATGGTGGGGCAAATCCTGGTGACTCTGATTCGTTCGCGCAGCAGTATTTACCAGAGATTTATGAGCAAGAAGTAGAGCGTTATGGAAACAGAACGTTATCTGGCTTCTTAAGAATGGTCGGTGCAGAAATGCCAATGACCTCTGACCAAGTAATCTGGTCTGAACAAAATAGATTACATGTAGCTTATACAGGTGTTGTAACAAGATCTGCTGCTGCAAGTACATTAACTATCCCAACAGGTGGTGCTGGTATCAATTTTAAAGAAAATGTTATTTCAGTAAACCAAACAATTGTTGTTATGGATCCTGGTACAGGATTAGAAGCAAAATGTTTAGTTACTGAATCTAACGCTGGTACAGGTACTAATGAAGGATACATTACAGCAAAACCTTACGGTGCTGCTAACTTATCTGATTTGAACTTCTTAGATACTATGGACGATCTTAAAGTATTCGTTTACGGTTCTGAATATGCTAAAGGAGTAGCTATAGCTAATCAATCAGGTACTAATGAAGGATACGTAAGTATTACTCCTTCTTTCACTCAATTCTCTAACAAGCCAATTATTATTAGAAACAAATACGTTGTATCTGGTTCTGATACTGCACAGATTGGTTGGGTAGAAGTTGCGACTGAAGATGGAACTTCTGGTTATTTATGGTATCTTAAAGCTGAGTCTGAAACAAGACTAAGATTTGAAGATTACTTAGAAATGGCTATGGTAGAAGGTGAAGAAGCTGCCGCTACATCTACAGTAGGTGTTGCTGGTACTCAAGGTTTATTCGCTGCTATCGAAGAAAGAGGTAACAAACAAGTAGGTTTCACTGCGGCTGCAGGAATCGATGCTTTTGATGAAATCCTTAAAAACTTAGATACTCAAGGAGCTATTGAAGAAAACATGCTTTTCTTACAAAGACAAACTTCTTTAGATTTTGATGATATGCTAGCTAATATTTCTGGTGGTTACGCTGGAGGTGTTGCTTATGGTTTATTTGAAAACTCTGAGGAAATGGCATTGAATCTAGGATTTAGTGGTTTCAGAAGAGGTTCTTATGATTTCTATAAGACTGACTGGAAATATTTAAATGATGCTTCTACAAGAGGAGCTATCAACGGTGTTAACTCAATTGAAGGTGTACTAATCCCAGCTGGTACGTCAACTGTTTATGACCAAGTACTTGGTTCTAACATCAGAAGACCTTTCTTACATGTAAGATACAGAGCTTCACAAACTGATGATAGAAGAATGAAGCAGTGGCTAACTGGTTCTGTTGGTGGTGCGTTCACATCTGATCTTGATGCTATGGAAGTTAACTTCTTATCAGAAAGATGTTTATGTGTACAAGGTGCTAACAACTTTGTATTATTCAAAGGAGTGTAATTACTTTATAAGGTTAGGGCGCTTCGGCGCCCAATACCTTTAATTATTTAATCTTATTATATTATGGCAAAAAAACAAAAAGAAGAGGTAGTAGCTCAAGAAGTAGTTGCTCCTAAAAAACAAAAACCAGTTGATACCTGGGAAATAAAGGATCGTAGATATATTGTTATGGGTGACAAACATCCTTTAACATTAACCATACCAAGTAAGCATACTAGAAAACACGCGTTGCTATGGTTTGATCCTGATTTAAAAAAACAAAGAGAACTTAGATATGCTACTAATCAACCATCTCCATTTGTAGACGAGCAAAAAGGTGAATCAACTATGGGGCATATTGTTTTTAAAGACGGCGCTTTAATTGTAAATAAAGAAAACCAGTCTTTACAAAAACTTTTATCTTTATATCACCCTTTAAAAAACAAAGTGTATAAAGAATTTGATAGTGTTGAGATAGCTGCTAATGAATTAGATATTTTAGAGCTTAGAATTGAAGCTTTAAACGCAGCTAAAAACATTGATATAGATCACGCTGAAGCTATATTAAGAGTAGAGGTTGGATCTAAGGTATCTAAGATGAGTTCTAAAGAAATAAAAAGAGACGTAATCTTATTTGCTAGAAATAATCCTGAGTTATTTATATCATTAGCTAATGATGA